ATGGCGATAGGAACAACATTGTCCTTCTCTAGCCATGCCTTTACAGCAGGTGGCATAGACACATGGTCGAGTGGAGTCCATGAGGCAATCTTTGGGATCTTGGCAAACTCAGGGTTATTGAGAATCCATACATCTGCAAGCGTCATTAGAAGGCTTGGCTTGTTAGGGTGCTGACCGACATGGTGAGCGTGTGCCACAGGGGTCGAGTCGTTTGAGTAGAGGTCTAGTCCTCTGGCATACTCAGGGATTTTGCCGTATGGCGTATCAACAGTTCCGTTGACACCCTCACGCCCATAGTTAGTTACAGAGGCAACATCTATGCCATGACGCTTCATGCGAGTCACGACTTCCCATGACTGCTGACCATAGCCAGTAGGTTGCGAGATGCCGTTTGAATACCAAGTTACAACGCCGTTGATTTTTTGTTGCTTTGCGGGATTGCCCATTTCAAAACCTTTCCGCTCTATACAGTAGCAGAAAACCCTGCCATTTCTGACAGGGTTCTCTGTAGCTTTAGCTATTACTAGGCAGTTGCACCTTGATAATACTTGATAGCTGAGCTGTCCATGATGTCTCCGTCAACACGGATCTGGAAGCGGTAGTTCACTAGACCGAGGTTGAACTGGTAGTCAGCGGACTGAGCTACCTGTAGACCACCAGCAACACGAACACGATAAGCGTTCCAGTCACCAGCAAGGATGGACTTAGCTGAAGTTCCAGAAGCCATAGCTGGGTTCTCGATAAGAGGGCGACCAATTAGGGTGTCTGGAGTGCCAGCAGCTAGGGAAGGCTGGAACAAGTATTGTCCAGTAGTGTCCTTTAGCTTACGGATGCTAGAGATGGTGGTTGGGGATGCCATGAATGCAAATGCAGTCGAAGCACGAACAGCGCCATCTAGCGAGTAGTAAAGGTCAATGATGTTGTCGCCAGTTGGGATACCACCAGCAGCAGTTCCAGTTACAGCCGAAGATGCAGCAGTTACTACACCATTTGGCTCGTCTGAACCAGAACCAGTAGTTAGCAAGGTGTTGACCTTGTAACCGATTGAGTTTCCACCTGCACGAGCAAGCTCAGCCTCTAGGTTCACTCCCGAGTCGGTTAGTAGCTCTTCTGCTACGGCGACCAAAAATGCCTGCTTGTAAGCGCCTAGAACTACAGAGCTGAAGGTTGGGTCAGATGCAGCGATAGTGCCACCAGCAGCTACCTGAGAAGCGGTGCTGTAAGCGGTGAGCTGTGGGAAGCGGATGTCCTCACCAGAAGCGGTGTTTAGAACATTGCTAACACGCAGCATTGGGCCTACCTCACGAGCCTTCTGCCATACCTGGTCGAAGAAGGTTACAGGAACTAGGTTGCTGTTTGGGGTTAGAGTGCGGAACTCGTGTGAACGAACCTCACCACGAGCGATTGCACGCAGTAGGTCGGTGTCAGATGCGGATGCACCAGTAGCCATCTCAAAACCACGAGCTAGTTCGGCGGCCTTAGCCTCACGCTCTTCGATCTTGCGGATGTTTTCGATTGCGGCTGCACGCTCGTCTAGCTCTGCGTTGATGCGGTCAAACTGAACCTGCTCTTCAGCGGTCAGATCACGCTTCTCCTCAGAAGCTCGGTCAAGTAGAGCCTTTGCAGACTCCCAAGCCTTTGCGCGAGCCTCAGCCTGTGCCTTGATAAAGGTCTCGGACATGATTCTCCTAATTTGTTAGTTTTGGTTCAGCCGCGCTTACGCAGAACTGAGAGCGCTGGTGCTTACACGCAAGCGCTGTAAATAGTTTATACCACCTAAGACAAACCCTCACCGATAACGATGGGGGTTCACTCTAACTGCGCTGAGATAGAGCCTGTGTCAAAAGTCTAGCAAAGGAAAAACCCCACCAGTAGAAAGGGGAAAAGACTGGTGGGGCGAAACCCTATGTGTGCTTGGCAGAGGACTATCGAGTCTCTTCTGGCTTGGTTATTCGGGTTTCCTTGATAGCCGCAGGAGCAGATGCGGCAGCTTGTGGAGTGTCGAGGGCAACGATGGCCTCAGCCCACTCATCTGCAAGGTCGTAGATGACACCCGAAATAGGGTCGCCTGCAACCTTGAGAATGGTCTCTTTGATTTGTGCTTTGTTAGCCATTAGATCCTCTTTAGCAGTAGGTCCAGTTGCTTTTGCTTGACAGCAAGTAGCGACTGTTCTTCGTTAGATACTACATCAGCCTGTGGCTCTTCTGAGCGTGGAGACAGATTGTCAACCACAGTCTTTAGCAGGTTAGCCTCATCAGAGGATAGGTTAGCGCCTTCCTCAATCTTTAGTAGTGCATCTGCAAGCTGGTCAGCGTCAACGCTTGCTCGCTGTGCTACGAGGTCAAGACCACGCACAGATGCCTCAGTAGAGGTGTAGGCAGGCCATACCACAATGCTTGTCTCGAAAAGCCTTACGGACTTTAGACGGCGCTCAGTTCCCTCAGAGTTCCATGCGTCTTTGATTACATTGAATCCAAAGGACATCTTGCCCACGATTTTGTCTCTGAGCAAAATTGCGATGTCTTTTCCAAGAGTGGTCTGTGGCAGTCTAGCCTCAACTCTCAAGCCGATGTCATCCTCAGTCAGCTTCATAGTGCCAGAGCGAGTAGATGCCAAAGGCTGACCTGCATCGTGATTCCACAGCAACATGATGTCATTGCGTGACTTGAGTGAGCGGCTGAATGCGCCACGCTCTACATACTCGATAAAGCCACCGAGGTTCTCTGATGGCTCATTGAACTTTGCTGCATAACCAACAAAGGTCATGCCATCGCCTTCTTCTCTGATCTCGAACTGTGTCTCAAAGTCACGAGTCTCACGAGTCGCCATAGTTTTCTTCCGTTCTTCCTCTGCGTCTAGCCTAGCAACTACACCCTCTGCGTATGCCATAGCTCTTTCAGCGCCACGCTTATTTGCTGGAGCGCCCCATAGCAACATCGCCACAACACCAGGGCTAGGGTAATTAGAGCTATCAGGCTGAGCGTCAGGGCTGTCAAGGTCGCCCAGATGCCTAGCAATCCAAGGACCAATAAGCCGCCACTTGCGCTCGCTAACTTCTCCACGAGCCATTGCTCTAGCATCCTCAATCGTTTGCGAGACAAGCCCATCACCGCCCTTCCCCTCGGCGTAGTATTCAAGACCTCTACGAGCAGCAGCTCGCATGTAAGCAGGTGGGGTCAAATCTACTGCTCTTGACTCATCCATGCTGTCATCTTCGTCATCCTCGCCCATGTCCTCATCATCGCTAGACGCTGGGACTTGTGCTGGAGAGATGGCAGTAATTCCGAGATCACGATAGGCAGAACGAATGTCCTCATTGTCATCAACTGCAACCATGACATTGTAGGTTTCAAGCAAGCGCTCAGCGGTTGCCTTCTTCCACTCTGTAGAGTCGGTGTCAGCGTCAGGCTTCATAAACAACTGGTCGTAGTCAATGTCTAGTCGCTCTAGCTCAGCCTCAGTCTCAGAGCGCTGTGATGCTAGGCGAGCTGTGACAATGATGATTTCGGTGTCATCAAAGCTGTCTAGGTAATACTGAGTCTTGTCAATCCTGTCGCCCTCGAAAGTAATGAGAGTGCCGTCAATGTCTGCGATTACAGCAGGTGGTCCTGACTCGATGCGTAGCTCACCTTCGTAGGTGCTTCCCTCATCTTGTGCGATAGCAAGCGCTTGGTCAATAGCGCCCTGCTTAGTGGTGTGACAACCAATGACTTCCCCATCAGCCTTTACAGTTGCCCAGCCTGCACAACCCTCTGCTGAATCTGAAATGTAGTAAGGCACTATTGCACGATCCTTAGCCAAGATACAGAATGTCCAGCTTCAGAGCTAATCATGAACATCTGCTCGCCCGCTGGAAGTAGAAACTCAAGGGTTGTTAGTTTGTCCATTGGCAGTCCGTTACCTGTCGTAATGTCAGGCCCACCGATGTAAAGGGTCTTGGTTGAGTCATTGTTGCGAATCTTGATGACGCAGGGTGACGAGGCAACTCCGTCAATAGCGACTGCTGTAGTGCCTACAGTCTGAGTTCCGCTAGTAATCATTAATTACCTGCCTCATAGACTGCGGTTGGGTCGTTAGGGTCAATCTGTGCCACGCCCTGAAGTTGAACGCTAGGAACGCCTGTGTGAGTCATGGCTGGGAGTCCCATAGCCTCTAGGACTGATGCAGGCTCAAATCCGACTGTGATAAGACGCTGAGCCATCAGGACTCGCTTATCAGTTGCGGATAGATCAGCAGCGTCAATCGAGACATTTGCTAGTGGGACTCGTAGCGTGTCGCCACCCTCAATCTTTGAAAGACCTTCACCCTGACGCACATCGTTGATTGTCAACCATCCACCCTGAATCGCTACTGATGCAGCGGTGGCTCTTGAGTTTATGTCGCCTCGTAGAAGAGCTGCGGTGTTGAACTCTAGGAATGCGCCCTGTCCGTTCGGGTAGACCTGAAGCAAAGTGCTGAGTGCGTTCTCGATTAGTGCGGCGTAGGGCCTCAATGTGTCGGAAACAAATTCAAGCTGAGTCTGCTCAATACTGCTGTAACTTTGTGTGCCTGGAAGCTGAAGCTTGTGAGTAGGGATGTTGTAGATACGAGCTACATCCTCGACAAACATTCTGCGAGCCTCGATAGCCTGTGAGCGCTCTGGGTCAACTCCGATGTCCTTGATCTCTGCGCCTGAGTGCATAACCAAAGTCTTAGAGGACTTGCGCCAGCCACCATGTCTGCCGTCTACAGAGTCAGCCATTTGCTTAGCCTGCTCTGGTGTTAGCGCACCTGGAACTGTGATGGCGAAGTTACCTGTTGCCCCCTGTCCAAAGAATCGCTGAGCGTAGGACTCGAGTGCCATGCCCAAGCCAAGGTTCTCTTTGAGGACCGAGATACGAGATACGCCACGAATCTGTCCTGGCTGAATCAGGCTCTCGACAATGTGAAGGATGTCATCCTGAGTAAATGTCTCACCAGTCTTTGACCAAGTGAATACGATGCGACCCAGAGGGTTGCGCTTGACCTCAATCTCAATCGGGTTCATAACCATCAGGTTGATAGGCAAGCCGTTCTCGTCTCTAAAGACACGAATGAATGCGTTGCCGTCAAGCATCAGGCTAGTGATGATTTGAGAGATGAAAGGTGTGCGGTCTACGAAGCTGGTGTCAGGGCGATTTACCCAGTCAGGCTTCGGGCGCATTAGGAGCTTCTGTCCGTCTCTGCGAACCCATGCTTCCATTGGCAGGGTAGAGATGCTAGAGGCTATTAGGTTGACTGCGCCTGTGATGGCAGCTAGTCGCCAAACATTGTCCTGAGTTACATAAGTCCCAGAGTTGGTCTGTAGCTCTACTTCGCCACCTGATCCCCAGATGGTCTGAAAGCTAATAGCTCTTTTCTCGAAGAGGTTGTTTAGCATTACTTCTGCCTCTCAATGGCAATCCCGAATGCGACTGCAAATCCGCCGCCGACAATTAGTCCAAGGGGTAGCCAGATTACGCCGAATCCGATTGCTACTGCCGCTGCCCCTGCGACTTGAAAAGCTGTTGCCATGTCATCCCTCAAAATACATAGACCCCTGGTGTCAAGGACTCTGGTTCTATTCTACTAACTGTCGCTCTATCAAAAGCAATCACCGCTGCTACCGCTGCGTCAATCCTGCGCTGAGATGCTCTGTTCTCTTTGACGATGCGAGGACCGAGGTTGTCTACCTTGATTACTGCGTTCGAGAGATGCCTAGCCAGCAGAGGGTTGCCGTCATGCTTTATTCGCTTTTCTACAACTGCATCAAAGAACTTACTACAGCCAACCACCATGCGCTTTGGGTTAGTGCTTGGATACTCCACAATGGGGTAGCCCTCTTCTGCTAGAACTTCCATTGAGCGTTGCCAGCGGTAGGGGTCACAGGCAATCTCTTTGACTCTCGGGTTAGCCTTGACAAAATCTCGAATGGTGTTCTCGACCTCAAGTATGTCTACTCGCCAAGTGTCGTCATGTATGTTTGGGTCTTTCTCCCACGCCTTG